AGGAACTTCGGCAATTGCCAAGATTCCCATCGCGATGTTCCATAGTGAGCTCTGGTCCGATCGACCTCAACTAGTTTAGTTAAGGCACGGGCCCGGAGGACAAAATCTCCACATCGGATCAATAACCCCGCAACTAAGTCGCGGAGGAATTGATCGTCCACGGGTTTTAGGTCCTTCTGACCTTGGGATATCCAACCAAGGATATCCCCTTCGAATCCAGGGCCTCCAGGGCCGTAGTAGGATACTACATACCCTTGGAGACGGCGAGGCATAGCGGTCCATAATTGGTTTACTCTACTAACGGCTCGATAGCCGAACCCCAAGACCATAAGGCCCTGGGTTAGAGTAAGCGAGTACTTTCGTACTAGCTCCAACCACGCTGGCAATGAACCAGCCGCAGCAAGTACCTCGAGTAAGGGAACAGGCCCTACTGACTCTCGTCGGTAGAAGACCCGTTTCGCAAACTCCAGGACCCCGTAACCTTGAGCATCACGGACCGATTTGGATAGCTGGATAGCTACTCCTAACCGAGCCATTAGCTCTTGATATGCGGTGGATACTGCGGGATCCGCTATAACTATATCGTCACCTAAGACGGCATAGTCCTCGAACCATCGCCCTACCGGTAGAACTCCGGCTGACCAAGCAGAAAACTGCACTAACGCATGATGCGTTAGGGCCAGCATAGCCCAAGAAGTAAGTGCCCCCATTGGTTGTCCGACCGCGTACGTCACGTGTGTCCCCAGGTGTTTAGCCCGGAGAGGCAACGCGTAACGTCGACCTGTCAGGAGCCCCATCCAGAGGGTCGCTCCCCACGCAGTAATTAAGTGCGAGAGGAGTGTCCCCTGGAGAAGGACTGGTAATCGATCAGTAGCAGCCGATAAGTCAAACGACCAGAACCGCGTTTTACCGCGATCCTGGAGCTTGCGTACCGGTGCCAGCTGATCGAAAGTCCCATCCTGCGGAATTTTCCGCAAGATGCCGAACAGGAAGTCATGCAAGGGTTTCATAACCCACTGCGTGAACGGGTCGACCATTGCAAAGACACGGATCTTCCCAGCCGGCTCGTCCTTTAATCCTAGCTTACCTAGTGAGCCCGTCCCGAACTGAGATTCAGTTAGGGTCGGCACCACTTTAAGCCACCCTTCGAACCAATTCGAAAAGCGGCTATTACCCGTCAGCTGCACCCAGTCTCTAAAGAGCTGGAGCAGTTCGGGGTGGTTAAGCCATGCCTGCGCCGCAGCAATTAGCCCCAAAGGACTAGTACTGAGGTACAGGACATTACTCGGTGTTGACCGAGCAATGAGAAAGGGACGAACCGTCAGGGTCTTTAAGAACTTCAGCGAACTGAAGTCCCCTGCGAGTGCACCTATCGAGATTAACGACTTCCAGAAATGAGCGGCGAAAGCCGACCATTCCGGGAGGAATTGATCGAGAGAGGGACCCGGATCCGTGATGGTACCAACTGAAATCTTACCTGGGAACTCGATTACTCGATAAATCGAGAACAGAGTAAACCAGTATCGGATAACAGTGGTATCTCCATTAGCGATCCTTACCCGATGAAGGATAGGGATCACTGCCGGGAGGCCTAAACGTCCTCTTCTCACCCTTGGGTGAGTAGGGAATGAAGTTAGGTCCCGGGCAATGGATTGAGCGAGTGAGGTGTTAAGGGCCTTGAGCGTTAGCACAAGACCTTTCAACCCCTGCGCTCGTGCAATACGGGAGCACCAGGCTAAATAGGAGATTGCCGGCTTAACATAGCCTAATCGCATCTTCCCGACCGCCACACGGACTTGCGCAAGCAAGAACGTTAATAGCGGCCGACCTTGATTTCTCAAGGTCATGGCACCCACGGCTGCCATAACATTTTCCAGTCGCGAAGCAATAAATAATTTTATTGTCACGCGCGGTATGTTAATGGTACCCTTGGGACTCAGTTTCCGGTAAACCGGGCTGCAGCCACCCTGTTCAGGGACTCGGGTAGAGCAAGGCTTCATCCTCGCTACCCCTACGTTGGGTCTTCTTGTTAAACAAGAAGACGGGAACCCCCTAGCTTGGGGAGCCCGTAACTACCGCACCCCTCCCACTTAAGGGAGAACCACGGCAATCCGGTACTCCTTACTCTAAATTCAGAGTACGGACCGAAATGTACTCCTAGTTCCTGCTCCATCGCAGGGGAACAAGGAAGACCTTTCCCAGTACCGTCCATTTGCCTGTAGTCTCTCCACAACGGTGTGGGGTGTGAGCCCTCCGCTGTGTTGCGTCGCGACACACGGAGATCACTCTCAAGCAAACGGAGCAATACCGAGGAACAATCGCCTCGGGAAGACCTAGAATACGCGATACTCATCTAAGAGTTACGCATCCTAAGTCCTATCTCAGGACTTAGAGATGT